CCTAATGTTATTATTCAGTGAAATATCTTATGATAGAACTGCATGTTTTCATTCATGTTGTGATTTAATAATTCATTATTATGAGTTATTATTTGTGATTTTGAGATTTCGTAATATGGCATTAGTAATGTAGTGTAATGGGCTTTAGCTTGTTAGCTGTAGTTGTTCAACGCAGCTTTTAATAAGTTGGAGTCATGCAAAAGTCCCGAGGTTACTGAGAAGTATGTAGACATTGACCATGTCCTAGAGGGGTTATTTGCAGACCACCGCATTGGGTTTCAATGAATGATAGTATGGTTGTTTGTAGCTCTATCAATTTCCGTATACAAACAAGGCGTAGCCACCCCTAATTACCTACATTGTAGGGTATTTCATACCCACCCCCAGCCGTATGTCACGAAAGAATCCTGACAACACCCCTGGTCCCTCGCGTGATCGAGGCCGAGGCAATCGCCACGGAGGGGACCATATTGCCGATAAAATGTACAATAGTAAAAACGGTAGTGCTAGGAGAATAGGTAGAATCAATAGAAAGAGTAAGAGAAATGCTGTGATGGAAGACTCTTTGATTGATGAGGTTGCTAGATTGAGGGCACAAATTGATGTGATGAGTGCTGAGAAACTAGCTGTAAAAATAAACTCGCCAAAACAATTAACACCGATGTCGCCCGTTAAGGCAGAACCGACACTGGTGTATAAAACAGATATAACTGATGGTGATTGTATACTTGATGTGAGTGACAATGAGCATTTAACTTTCAGTTACATGAGATCTGTTTCTTTGAGGTTTAAGATTGTGATCCTAATTTTGGTAATGACGTTAATCATTTTATCAAATTTAGCCATATTTCTTTTACCTGTGTCTGCCGCTATGTTGGTCGGTTACGATGTAGGGATGTTGATCTTTGCCCTACTGTTCGTCCGTAATCTGATCATGATTAAAGAACAATCTTTTGATGGGATTGAGTTTAATAATAATACCTCTGACTTGCGTGCGGACGCTATGTCTTTAGAGGATTTAAAACATACTCAAGCCAAATATGCAACAGTTACTTTCAGGACTTATATAGGTGTAGCCCTATGGTCCTGGGAGTTTCCACTCAATCCATTCAAAATGTTTTTGTTCAAGGTCTTACACGACACTAAGGAGGTAGTATCAGTAGAATTGTTCTTTCAGACTCTAATTCCACGTAATATATTGCGTGGCGATGAGGAGAAGACAGTGATGAAGAATATTGAGAATACGGTGCAGAAGTGTATGACTGTTAATGTGGACAAGAAGGAAGTACTTGCTTCAAGATGCTCAGCCAGAGCAACCGCTTCATTGGCGTTTGCATGGTTTATGCATTTAGAACAAAGGCAGGAACAGCTCCCTTTTCCACACGACCCACATGGTTTGTAAAGTATCTATATGGATATCGGTATGGGGAGATTGATTTACCGCTACTCAATAGAGTTAAGCAGGATGCTAAGCTTATATTGAGGAAATCATTCTTCACTTGCAGAGAGTGGATACGCAAACCGATGAAAGTCAATTTAGGTTGTGCTTTATTCGGCTTTGCTAATCCTCATCCAGATAACCAAGATCCTTTGACCGCTATGTGGGGTGTAATGAAACGTTTCATCCGCAAACCCCCGGATCCTGATCGCCAGTTGCGAAGGAAGTTTAGGAAGTTTGTAAAGGTATGGTGCAAGACCAACATTGCACCACTCCCGCCTGATGTAGATGTTTCTTTTGAGAGTTGGATTGAACACGTTCCCTATCCTTTGTGGAAGAAAGAGAAATTACGTCGTACATATGAAAGGATCATTTGTCGTAAAGATCCTAAGTACTTCAAGGTCAACTCTTTCGTTAAGGATGAACCTTACCCGGAGTATAAACACGCCCGAGCTATTAATTCCAGATCTGATGAATTTAAAACACTCATCGGACCCTGGTTTAAACCTATAGAAAAAGCGTTGTTTTCCTTACCCTGGTTTATCAAGAAGGTCCCTGTTGATGAGCGTCCAGAGTATATTATGAATTTAGTTGGTCGTAATAATGTTGTTTATTACGCCACTGATTATTCTGCATACGAGACGCATTTTGATAGAAGGATGATGAAGGATTGTGAGTTTATTTTGTATAAACACATGGTCAGTAATGTTCCTGGGAGAAGCGAATTTTTGTTCTATTTGGACAAAGTTTTAGCAGGGGAGAACGTGTGTGAATTTAAAAATTTTGTCGTAAAGTGTAATGCAACCAGGATGTCTGGCGAAATGAACACGTCATTAGGAAATGGATTTTCAAACCTTATGTTCATGCTTTTTATGTGTGAACAGAACCAATGTGAGGATGTAGTTGGTGTAGTTGAGGGTGATGATGGTCTGTTTTCCATGCGTGGGAAGCCGCCTTCAGTGGAAGATTTTGCTAAACTCGGACTCATCGTCAAAGCCGAGGTGCATCAGTATCTTGAAACAGCTTCGTTCTGTGGATTGATATTTGATACCATTGACCTAAGAAATGTCACCGACCCAATTGATGTCCTTATGGATTTCGGATGGGCTAGCGGCCGTTATTCGGCAGCCGGTAGAAGAACACAATTAGAGCTCATTAAAGCGAAATCTTTATCACTCATGTACCAGTATCCTGGTTGCCCCATCATCAGTTCATTAGCCAGATATGGATTGAGATGTACCAGAGGGATTAGAGTTGGTAAGGTTCTGTCGACCATGAATCAATGGTACCGAGAACAACTCTTGGAAGCTTTGCGACATAGGGCGAAAATCACAGTACCTGTCGGAGACAGGACTAGGCAACTAGTTCAAGATAAGTGGGGTATCTTAGTACGTGATCAGATAGATATCGAAAGATATCTGGACGGGCTGGAACAGGTAGAAACTCTGATAATACCTGAAGTACAGTTTTATAGCCACAAAGACGCGTCACACTACTGGGACAACTACCAGAGTAGTGGTAGTGTGATCGATGCTCCGTTGCTGCCGTTGCCGCGTAGTAAATGGAATATCCCGAAAATAGCCGATTTCGTGTAATGGATACACTTGTTGGTTAAGCCTCTGTCAAAGGCTGGTCTTAAGCATGC